GAATTTAGAGATGAAATTGCTCAAGTAGCTCAAATGAGTCAAAATCCTCAAATGCAACAGAACCCACAAATGCAAGGTCAGCTACAAAATATGCAACAACAGATTGAAGCTAGAAAAGCTAAGATCATTGCTGATGCAATGGAAGAATTTATGGCAGAAGAAAATAAGATTATGTCAGTTATAGATAATGATCCTATTGCAATGCTAAGATCTAGAGAGTTAGATTTAAGAGCACAAGAAAATGATGCTAAAAAACAAGATAATCAGGAAAGAATAAATCTTGACAAGATGAAAACTATGATGAATCAATCAACAGATACTCAAAAACTACAACAAAATGAACAATTAGCTAAATTAAGAGCTAATACATCGCTAGAAAAGACTATTTTGGCTGCTCAACTAAAAAAAGATAGTGAAAGATACAAAAAATAAGGTATATTAATCATATGAAAAACAAAAATAAAAAAATTGGTCAATCTAAAGAAGTAGATCATTCTAAATTTACCGGTAAAGATGGATATTTAGTTGGTGGAGTTGACATTGAAATGTCAAACCCTCAAGAAACTCAAACTGATGTAGTTCAAGGCCAAGGAAAAATTCTTTCAGAGAAAAAAAGATCAGCTAAGTGGTATTAAGCTATGATTCAAATGTTAGGAGCTATAGCACCTCTCGCAAAAATCTTATTTAACACAATTGAAAAGTCAGTACCTGATAAAGATTTACAAGCAAAGTTAAAAGCAGATTTACAAACTCAATTACTACAATCTAATACAGCAGAATTAACTGCAGCAGCAAAAATTATTGAAGCTGAAGCAAAAGCTGGATGGTTTGCATCTAGCTGGAGACCTTTATTAATGTACGTATTAATATTTATTTTAGTTTGGAACTATATATTAGGTCCAGTACTATTATTTTTTTTTAAAGCTTCTATCACTATAACTCTTCCAGGAGACGTATGGACCCTTTTGCAAATTGGTCTCGGAGGGTATGTGGTGGGCAGGAGCGCGGAATCGGTTGCACGCACTATGGCGAATAGACCGGTAAATAATAACCAAGAAAACGGATAAGGATATAACATGAGAAACGATTATAAAATAAGACCAAGACCAGGATTTGCAATGGGTGGCAAAGCTAAAAAAGGTGGATTTCCAGATTTAACTGGTGATGGTAAAGTAACTTTTAAAGATGTATTAAAAGGCAGAAAAGTTATTAGCCATGGTGGTATGACTAAAAAAGGTAAAAAATAATGGGAGCAATTCTTTCAAAAGGATTAAGCATAATTAGAGGTGTGCAACCTAAAAGTAATAGATCGACTAAACTAAAAGCTGAAATTTCTAAAAATGTAGGTCGAATTAGTAAAAAGGATTCTGAAAGTGAAGCATTAGCAGAAGAACTTTTAGCACTAGAAGAAAAAGGCGGAGATCCAGAAGCAATTAAAAAAGCAAAAAAAGAACTTGAAGATATTAGAGCTAGTAAAAAAAAATATCCAAAAGAAGTAGGTGAAATAAATACGGGAGAAGAATTTGTAAAAGAAACAGAATATAAAAAAGGCGGAAGAGTTAAAAAAAATAAAGGTGGTCTTATTAGAGGGATACCTAAACTTGCAATGAGAGGCTATTAATGGGTGATATTTCTTTAAGAGGAAGAGGAAGAGTAATGAAGGCATATGGTGGTAAAGCTATGGATGAATCTAAAGCTCACGAAGGTATGGAATCTATGAAAATGGAATCTAAAGAAACTAAAATGGAAAGAAAAGGATTTAAAGAAATTAAATCTGGTAAAATGGTAAAAGAAAAAATGGCAAAAGGTGGTCAAAAAGTTGGTAAAGTTATGAGAGAGTTTGGACAAGGTAAATTACATTCTGGAAGTAAAAAAGGTCCAGTTGTAAAATCTAGAAAACAAGCAATTGCTATTGCACTTTCTGAAGCAGGTAAATCTAAAATGGCAAAAGGTGGTAGACCAGGATTATGGGCAAATATAAATGCAAGAAAAAAAGCAGGAACAAGTCGTTCTAAATCTGAATCTACTATATCACCTAAAGCATATGCTAATATGAAAGCTGGGTTTCCTAAAAAGAAAAAATAATGGGAACTTTCTTTAGAAAAAAAACACCTGAAGATATTGCACTAGAAGAAAAATTAGCTGCAGAAAAACCTAAATCTAATGCTGAAATAAAGGCAGAAAGATTAAAAGAATTAGACAAAGAATTAGGTATAAAAAGAAATGAAAAATCTAAAGGTGGTATTGCTAGAGGTTGTGGAAAAGTAATGTCAAATAGAAGAAAAGTAACTAAATATTTTTAATGGGTGATATTTCTTTAAAAGGTAAAGGTAGAGCTTTTATGGCATCCGGTGGTAGAACTGCTGCTTGGCAAAGAAAAGAAGGTAAGAATCCATCAGGTGGTTTAAATAGAAAAGGTATTGCATCTTATAGAGCTGCAAATCCTGGATCTAAATTATCAATGGCAGTAACAACAAAACCCAGTAAGTTGAAAAAGGGTTCAAAATCTGCTAATAGAAGGAAGTCTTTTTGTGCCAGAATGTCTGGAATGAAAAGTAAATTAACCTCTGCAAAAACTGCAAGAGACCCAAACTCAAGGATTAATAAATCACTTAGAAAGTGGAATTGTTAATATAACAACGAAAGGAAAGACATGGACGCAGTAACATTTATAAGTAAACTACAGAAATTTATCAGAGATTCTTACCAAAACATTGGTGACGCTATGATATCTGGAACAGTTGACAGCATGGAGAAATACAAGTATATGCAAGGACAGGCAAATGCCTATCAAACAGTAATTCAGGAAATCTCTAACCTGCTAAATAAGAAGGAGCAAAGTGATGAAAAAGGAAACGTTATCGACCTCGGAAAAGGAAATCCCAAAGATAAACCTAGGTCTTGAAGAAAAATATAAAGAAGAAGCTAAGACAGCTGAACCTACCAAAGAACCATTAAATCCAGAAAATATAAAACCTGTAATTGATGAGTTGCCAACACCTAGTGGTTGGAGAATTTTAGTATTACCATTTACACCAAAAGAAAAAACATCTGGTGGAATTATTATTGCACAAGAATCTTTAGACAGATTACGAATCGCAACAAACTGCGGTTATGTTTTAAAAATTGGACCATTAGCTTATTTTGATAAAGAAAAATATCCAACAGGCGCATGGTGCAAGGAAGGCGATTGGGTTATTTTCGCGCGTTATGCGGGATCACGACTACCAATCGAAGGCGGTGAAGTTCGTATATTAAACGATGATGAAGTATTAGGAACAATTCCTGATCCTGAATCTGTACTTCACTATATATAAACCATAGGAGAAAACTATGCCAGAAGACAAAAACGCAAAGACAGTTGATATAGATACATCTGGACCAGGAGTTGATGTTGAGTTAGAAGATACATCTAAACCCGAATCAGAGGTAGTTGAAACTGTTGAACAAGAAGCAACTCCAAAAGCTGAGAAGTCTAGTGATGCAAAAGTTGCAGCCGAGACACAAGCCACTAGCGACTCGCCACAAGATGCGAGCGACGAGAACAAAACAAAGAAAGACGAATTAGAAGATTACAGCGAAGGTGTACAAAGACGTATTGCTAAGTTAACAAAAAAAATGCGAGAAGCAGAACGTCAAAAAGAAGAAGCCCTTCGATATGCAGAAGTATTAAAAGTTGAAAAAGATGCAACTATTAAAAAATATTCTGTATTAGAAAATGTAAGTGTCAAGGAACGAGAAGCGAGGATCAATTCAGGTCTTGAAGCAGCAAAATCTAAGCTTAGAGAAGCTAGACTTGCTCAAGATATAGAAGCAGAAGTAACCATTCAAAAAGAAATAGCTAGACTTGGTTATGAAGAAGCTCGATTAATTGATACTAAGCAAATGTATGAAAATACACAAAAAGAAGCTCCTAGAACTGACATCAATTTAAATAGGACCTCTCAAAGACCAGAAATACCCGATTCTAAAGCTGAATCTTGGGGAGCTAAAAATAGATGGTTTGGATCTGATTCAGCTATGACTTACACGGCTTTTGACATACATAAAAAGCTTGTAGATGATGAAGGATACGACCCAGCAAGTGACGAATATTATGTGGAAATTGATAAAAGAATAAGACTTGAGTTTCCCCATAAATTTGATAAGAATGCAACAACGGAAACGACTAGACCGACACAACAAGTAGCTTCAGCGAAGCGAAGTGTAAAACCTGGTCGCAAAACTGTGAGACTCACACCTTCTCAAGTTGCTATCGCTAAAAAATTAGGAGTGCCATTGGAAGAGTATGCGAAACAATTAAATATCACGAAGGAGGTATAGGCATATGACAAACGAAAAAATTAAGACCCCACGTGCGAGCCAAACTAGGACTGCTGAAAAGAGACCTACAACTTGGACTCCACCATCAAGTTTAGATGCACCGCGCCCAAAAGACGGTTTTATACACCGTTGGATTAGACTCGAAGTTTTAGGTCAGGATGACACTAAAAACGTTTCGAATAAATTAAGAACCGGATGGGAGTTAGTGAGAGCTGACGAATATCCAGGTGAAAATTTTTCGACGATTCAAGACGGAAAATACGCGGGAGTAATCGGACATGGAGGCCTTGCGCTGGCAAGGATACCTGAAGAAGTCGCAAAGGCTCGTAATGCTTATTTTGCAAAACAAACTAAGGATCGAGAAGATGCAATTAATAACGACGTCTATAAGGATCAGCATCCAAGTATGCCAATCAATAGTGAGAGGCAGACTCGTGTAACTTTCGGTGGTACCAACAAAAAATAATTTTTTTGTAATACCAACGATTAAATAAACTTAAACAAGGAAAAAACTATGGCTAACCCAAACGCAGCCTTCGGATTAAATCCGATAGGCAAAGTTGGACAGAATAGAGATGCTCAAGGTTTAAGTGAATATAACATTGCGGCAAGTAGCTCAGCTATTTATCAAAATGATCCAGTAACAGCAGCTTCAACTGGATACATTACGGTAGCTACTACTACTGATCAATTGTTAGGTTCACTGAACGGAGTTTTCTTTACGAATGCTTCAACTAAGAAACCAACATGGGCCAACAACTTAGCAGCTTCAAACACTGCTACAGATATCGTGGGCTATGTTACAGATGACCCGTATGAGAGATATGAAGTGCAAGCTTCCGGAGCTCTGGCAATCGCAGACATTTTCTTAAACGGAAATGTGGTATATACAGCTGGATCTTCAGCTAATTTTGTATCTAAAGTACAAATAAATACTACTGCATTGGCAGTTTCCACAGGTGCTCAAATGCGAGTTATCGGTGTGTCAAAAGACAACAGTAGAAATGAATTATTAAATGCAACAACTTACTCTACGAACGTAGTAGTAACTGCTATCATTAATAACCATTTCTATAAACAATTTACAGGAATATAAGAATATGGCTATATCAAGAGGACAACTAGTCAAAGAACTAGAACCAGGATTGAATGCACTATTCGGCCTGGAATATAAGAGATATGAGAATCAGCATCTTGAAATTTTCGATACTGAAACTTCAGACAGAGCTTTCGAAGAGGAAGTAATGTTATCAGGTTTCGCTAACGCAGAAATCAAGCCGGAAGGATCTGGTGTTACATTTGATAACGCTCAAGAAACTTTCACAGCTAGATACACTCACAACACTATAGCACTTGCTTTCGCAATCACTGAAGAAGCGATTGAGGACAATTTGTATGACAGACTTGCGTCTAGATATACAAAAGCATTAGCAAGATCTATGGCAAATACTAAGCAAGTAACAGGGGCTAACGTTTTAAATAACGCATTTAGCGCTTCTTATGTTGGTGGTGACGGAGTTGCTTTATTAAGCACTTCACATCCTACAATTGCTGGTACGTTTAGCAACACGTTAGCTACAGCTGCGGACTTAAACGAAACTTCATTAGAACAATCATTGATTGATATCAATGCATTTACTGATGAGCGTGGTTTAAAAATTGCAGCTCAAGGTGTTAAATTAATCATTCCAAAAGAATTACAATTCACAGCGGAAAGATTAATGAAATCAGCAGGTAGAACTTCTACTTCTGATAATGACATCAATGCAATCAAATCAATGGGAATGGTTCCACAAGGTTATGTGGTTAACAATTTCTTAACTGATACTGATGCATTTTTTATCAAAACTGACGTTCCAAACGGTATGAAGATGTTCGTAAGAGCACCTATCAAAACTGCTATGGAAGGTGATTTTGATACTGGTAACGTAAGATACAAAGCTAGAGAAAGATACAGCTTCGGCTGGTCTGACCCTAGAGGTATGTACGGTTCTCCAGGTGCTTAATCTATAAGCATTTTTTATTTTTGGGGCCTCTTTATGGGGCCCCTTAAATCTGATAGAAAGAATGAATTATGACAAAATTGTTTCAAGTAAAACTTAGAGCTTATGGTCACAAGGCTAGTTTTAACATTGAAGCAGAAGATAGTGCAGAAAGTATAGAATTAGCTATCCTTGACAAAATAGGAAAAAAAGGTATATTACTTAAAGACAGCATGCGATCTTTTGCTAAAGATAAATGCTGGATAACCTATGAGGAGGTTGTAGATGATATCAGTTCAAAACCTTTACACGAAGAAAAGGTCGTTAGAACTTGATTGGGAGCAACACTACGTTCAAGAGGGAAAGTATACTCTTGATATGGTTAAGATCGACGAAGAGATTCGAAGAATCATTAACCAAATTAAATTGTCTGAAGCAGAAATTGCTCATAGACAAATTAAAGTAGAAATGGCTGCTCCTGAATTTTCTATAGCGGGCTAAAAACCTAGCTATATATCCGAAAAGTAGATTTTCGATGCAGGTATCCCTTGCACTATTTAATAAATTAAGCTATATTTTAATCACTATACATTAACTTCTGATCTAGACGCGTATAGTCGACGGCCTAGAGACTAGATTGGAATAACTAGGAGAATAAAACTATGGCAACATCAACATTTTCAGGACCAGTAGTATCCAAATCTGGATTTATACAAACGGGACCTGCAAACGTAATAACTGCAAACTCAAGCACAACTTTAACAGTTGCTGAGCACGCAGGAAGAATAGTCTACAATAGTGGCGCTGGCGCGGTAACTTATACATTACCAGCAATCAACGCTACAGCTGATTCAGCAAGTGCTGGACCAGGAGCAGATTATAATAACTCAAATAACCTTGGCGCAAAATTTACAATTTTTTCTGATACCACTAAAACTGGTTCTTTAATTGTACAAGTTGCAAACGCAACTGACGTTATGTCAGGTCGTGCTATATTTGTAGATGACACTTCAGATAATGCAGTTGGATTTAATACATCCGCTTCATCTGATACTGTTACTTTAAACGGTTCGACAACAGGCGGTATAGCACCTTCAATAATTGAATGTGTTGCATTAGCAACAGGTAAATGGGCAGTAACTGTAAGTTCATCTGACACAGGTACACCAGCTACTCCATTTAGTGCTGCGGTATAATAATTAATTTTTAAGGAGCTCGAAAGGGCTCCTTAATTAAAAGGAGAAAAATATGAAGGGTGATGTAAAACCAGTTGCAATAGCAAGTAATGTTAGTACTGCAGTTTTATTTGCTGGACCAACAAGATTAAGAGGATTTATTGCACAATCAACTGGAAGTTCAGGGACTGCTGTAATTAATGGTTTATTAAATGCTACTACTGTTAGCACTTCTTTAACTACACAAGTTTATATTCCAATTTCTGTTGGAGCAGGGCAAGTAGAAACTTTAAATATTCCAGAAGACGGAGTTCTATACGCAGAACGAAATGGTACTTTAATCGTTGATGGTATAGGAATTGTAAGTAATACTAGTGCTTTAGCAATTACGTTATTTATAGATAAGTAGGAGTCAATTATGGCTTCATCAGGAACTACAGTTTTTGAAAAAACTTTCTATATAGATGAT